CAGTCTACGACATTACTCATGGTGTTGACGTTCATCAGAATACTGCTGATGTTATTGGTTGTAGTAGGCAGGATGCAAAGGCTCATACATTTAAACCTCTTTATGGTGGGTTCTCAGGTACTGCAGAAGAGAAAACATACTATGCNTGGTTTAAGAAAAGATATAAGGGTATTGTAGCTTGGCAAACTAGCACAGAGGATACTGCCATAGCTACTAAACTTGTAACATTACCTAGCGGTAGGCAATATTATTTTGAAAATATAATGAGGGATACTAAGGGAGGCTCTAACTATTTTACACAGGTAAGAAATTATCCTGTTCAAGGTTTTGCTACAGGCGATATAGTTCCTGTAGCTTGTATAGATGTATATAATGCATTGAAACATTTAAAAACAAGATTAATAAATACTGTACACGATTCAGTTATTATTGATGCACACCCAGAGGAGGTGACTAATGTACTAGAACTATTAACAAAGACTTGTGGTAATATTGTCGAGTCTATAAACAAAAGATACAATATAAATTTCAATGTTCCTCTTGACTTTGAAATAAAAATGGGGTCTAATTGGTTAGACCTAAAACAAATATAGGAGTATATATATATGACTGATAAAACAATCTTCGGAGACATGACCGAAGAACAAATAAGACAAGAAGCAGGTATGAGTGCAAAGACTACGCCTTCATACATTGTGAATTTAAGAACCACATCTAATCATAAAGATAGAAATAATGAAGATAAAATTACCCAACACTTAGGTAGTTATAATATATGGGATAAGGACACAGAACAATTTGTCTATGCCCCGACTGTTTCATTTAGACCTTTTATGAAAAGACAACAGTACATGACTTGGGATGTAAAAGAAAATAATTTTGCTAATGAATCAATACTTGTTGCCTATGGTGAAGAAGCCTTTGATACTAAAGGTACTACTAAGTGTGGTTATGTTACTGCAAAAAACAGAAACGACCTTACTCCCGACCAAAAAGAAACAGCAAAGAATACAAAGTTCTATAGGATAATGTATGGATTACTTGATATGAAAGGTGAATCTTCTAAGGGAGATAAAATAACTCTATCTCAGTACCCTGTCCAAATAAAGTATGCAGGTGGTAACGCTGTAGTTATGAGTACCTTAGATTCCTTACTACAAAATAAAGGGATACTATGGTCTAATAAAGTAGCACTATCTACAGAAGAGAAGACTATGGGTGGGAATACTTACTACAATATTCTATTAGGTAAGATAACATCCGTAGATGTTCCTTCTAACTTACTAGAAGATAGTGACGATGGTAGAGCCTACCAATTATTTAAGAATGATATAGACGCAAAGAATACTTCTGTAATGGAAAAATATCACACTTCTTTAAAAGGTATTAAGGATGACAAGGAAGCTGTATCCAGAGTTCAATCTGCTTGAGCGAAGATATATTAAATAAACTTAAAGACTTTTTGGTACAGGCGGAAGGCTCGTCTGTGCCGATGAGTGAGGAATTAATCGAGCAGTTTGGTGAAGACTGTAAAGCTGCAATGCGTAAGCAGTTCAAACAAAAAAGAGATAGTAAATTCAGAGTAAGAATGTCAGGTATTGGCAAACCTCTTTGTCAATTACAGATGGAAAAGTCGGGGGCAAAGAAAGAACCCATGCCCTATAATGGTAAGGTTAGATTTATACTAGGTGACATGATTGAAGCGTTTACTGTATTAATTTTAAAAGCTTCGGGTACTGTTATTGATAGCGAACAGAAACAAGTATCTAGAAAAAACAAATACTTTCCTGATAGTGGACTCACAGGTACTTATGATGTTGAGATTGATGGTAAGATTTATGATATAAAATCTGCTAGTGATTGGGCATTTAAGAATAAATTCTCTATGGGATTTGGTGCTGTTGTAGATAAGGATGTATTTGGATATCTTTCTCAAGGTTATCTATATGCAGATACAGAGAAGAAAAAGTTTGGTGGTTGGATTGTAGTTAATAAATCTACAGGTGAGATATGTATTGTTGCACCACCAGAAGATGACTCAGATTATAAACGAATAGGATTGCAGGTAGCAGAAGAAAACATAGAAGCATTGATGGAGGGCCAACCATTTAAAAGATGCTTCACAGATGTTGAAGAAACCTATAGAAGTAAATTAACAGGTAACAGAAGACTAGATAGTGTCTGTGGCTTTTGTTCTTTCAAACAAACTTGTTGGGAAGGGAAGATACAATACTTACCACAGCAAGTCTTTGATGACAATGGTAAGCCTCGCTCTAAAAGTCCTAGGTATTTTTATTATACACACTTAGCTAATCAAGATGATGCTAGAGGAAACAAATGACCAAGAAAAAAAAGGAAGACTCAGAGGATGGGATAGTAATACTAATCAAACCCCACACTAAAGGTAAATTTGCAGTAGGCATTACTACTAATTATATCGCCGATACCCCCGAAAAAGAAATGTGTAAGTTAGTAGCATTAGGTGCTGCACAACTTATGTTAGAAGACCCAGACCCCTTTTATGAAAGAGGCATTGAGATAGCTGCACAAACAGATGACATGGATGCAAGTAAATCAGAGGAGTTTGTAAGTAAGGATGATGAATCAAATATACTAGACTTAACTAGATACCTTGATAAATCAAAACTAAACTAAGACTTAATGAATGACCGCCAACAGGAATGTATAAGGTGGTTTAAGAAGAAATATCCCAATTGCATTGTTGACAATAATGTAACTGTTGATATTATATTTGTAATAAATAGACCAAAGAACCCACAAGCACCCTATGTTAATAGCACTAGATACTATGAGAAAGAAAATAGTTCTACCTACTGCTCATGTTGTGATGAAACTACTTGTGAATATAATAATTATTATCTTGTTATCTTGGAGGAAAGATTAATAGCTAGTTTGTTAGACAACATAATTAATAGATACTACTAAATAGGAGTACACAACATGACTGATACTAACTTTAATACAGCGAAAGAAACAAAGACACTAAAGAAATTTGACTTAGACTTGCAGTACGGACAGATGCGTGAACAAAAAGTCCACGATATGTTCTTTAATAAAAAGTTTGAGATTAAATCGGAGAGGGATTGGTGGCAGAAGACAGGTAACATTGCCATTGAGGTAGAGTGTTATGATAAACCGAGTGGTATATCAGTAACGGAAGCAGATTTTTGGATGCACATTTTAACTGATGGTGACAAAGAATATTGTAAATTAATATTTAAAGTATCTACAATTAAAAAATTAGCACACAAGTATAGGAATAAGTCTGTCTATGGCGGAGACCATAGGAAATCAAAGTTTGTTTTAGTACCTTTAAAACAACTGTTTACATTAGATAATATTAGATTGGAGGAAAACCCACATGAAGACTGAGGATATATTGAAGACTGCCTCGAAGTTAGTTTCGGGAGACAGGGCAAAAGCTTATGGAGATAAGAAAAAACTCCATGATAAGATAGCTAAACTATGGTCTGCGTATACTGATTATAACATCAATGCAGAACAAGTAGCTATAATGATGGCTATGTTAAAAATAGCTAGAACAACGACAGGAACAAGTGCTGACAGTTATATAGATGCTGCAGCTTATATCTCTATAGGAGGAGAAATCAATGGCCAATAAACAAGCTGAACCAAAAGAAAAAAACTATGTTATTACAGAGGCACAAAGAAATAGTGTCTTGCAATACTTAGCTAACAGACCTTTTATTGAGGTGTCTAGACATATAAATACGTTAGGTAATCTAACAGAAATCAATGACAACATTGCACCCCACTTCATCAAAAAGTAAAGACTTTGTCTTATATAGATGTTGTGTATTTTATAATCAAAAGGATGGTCAGTTTTATTGGGATGAGGATACCTTGAATACCAAAGAATTGATAGAGGTTTTTACAGAGAAGTACGGAGTACCTGTTGAGAAACATTCTAAAATAAAAAGATTAAATATAGCGTTGCCTCATGTGTTGAAAGCATTAGTAGTACATTTGAAAAATGAATTTAAACACTCCTACAATTCCAGTAGAAAGTTATTAGATAATTTAATTACTTAACGCTCTCATCTGAGAACTAAGACTGTCTGCTCTATTAGGAGTTTGTCTCGCCCATCTTGAGTCGAGCATGGCATCTGCTGCACCATTCATGTCATTACTTTTTAAACATGAAATCATGGTAACAAACTTCGATACACCTGCACTACCCATTTGGTAAATCATTTCACACAAAATACATTTAGCTTTAATGTTTATATCTAACTCATGAGTATCACAAAACTTATCTGCTAAAGACCAAGCCTTATCAAAGTCTTTATCAAAGAGTTTATCCCACCCTTCTTTTGTGGTAGG